TTCATGCTCACCCCCCATCCTTCTCGTCCATGTTTGTTACGGAAAGCAGTTTGACATGCTCGCCGCCTCTGAGGAAGTCTTTGTTGATGCCGTTCTTAAGGAACTGGTCGTAGAACCATAAGTCCCATGCTTGCTGTTCGTATGGCTCATTTACACGACCCTCATAGATTTGCACCTCAAAGACTACTTTTAGTCTAAGCATTACTCGTCCTCTCCTTCTACTTGTAGTTTTTCATCTTTAAGCGCAGCTAAAGCAAGAAGACTGGAGAAACCTCCTTCCCCATCCATCTGTGCTTGAAACGATCTGTAGCTCATTGGATTGAACCAGCGCTTTAGCATCTTGCCAGCCTTGACTAGCAAGAAACCGCAGGTGTTGTGTTTATCTGTTGTGTCCACGTCAAAGGACATATGAAACATTAAGTTAGGATGCTCTTCGCTAAAGCGTCGATATGCATGTAGCGGCGGGATACATTGAGTTACATAGCTGTACGCAACGATCCTATTTGCAACCATGCCAGTGTTTAGATTTGCGGTTAGCATCTCTGTTTCTTCATCATCAAGCTCCACGTCGGCTGTAAGTTTTACCTCCATGAAGTCTTTGAATACACCCCAGTTTTCATCCTTCCAGGTCATAGGATCTATTGCCCCGTACCTCTCTAGCATTGATGGGGTTATTAGATTGGGATCCAAAGACTTTACTTCGTCTGGAATTGGGATTGCTTTTTCTAACGATATTGGCGATTCAGAAGTAGAGACCCAGTCCATAAACGACTGTATGTCTTCTTTGTTGCCAAGAACCGTCATCTTATTTTTACATGCTGGTTCGTGCATTATTCGTGCCCTTCTTCTAGATGTTTTATGGCTATTGCTTTTGTATGTTTGGCGGTCTGTTCTCTAGACCAATTGCCAACTATTTCAAACAGCGTACCCTCTTTCTCAAGTTCGTCAAGTACAACCATAGCTACGTGTACTGCTTGCTCGATTATCATGGGTTTGATCATATCTGGGACGTCAGACATATCCGGTAAGCAACCGAAGTTGTCGTTGTCCTCATTTTCTTCTGCCATTTCTTTCCCCTCTCGTTGCTTTATTAGTCTTCGACCGCAGTGTTTGTTGCGGTGACTAATTTGTTCTCAAGGTCAGTAACGAATATCTGTATGTCTTCGTAGAACTTAGCGTCAACATACTGTTCGTCTGAGATCTTGAGCAACTCGATCATTGCAGACATGCGGTCATACTTAGAGCCTAGGCTCTTGCCACGACCGTACTGCCCTGCGTTCTCTTCCTTCACCCATTCCTGGATTATTTGAAGAGCTTCTTTGGATACCGGACTACCCTTTGGTTTCATTGGCCAGGTAGGTATATCTCTAGATTGGATAGTAAAGCTAACAGTTCCTGGACCCATACCATCACCGTTGTTTCTATAGTGATAGCGATCTATGTTGGTATTGATATCGATGCTACTAATTGTTGGTATAAGACTCAACAGATATTCTCTATTGCTCTGTGCCCAACGGTCGTAGTCGAATCGCTCTACCTGCGTGCTCAAGGCTTTATACTTTTCTATAATTGCCTTGTTCTTTTCCATACGAGTAATAGCATCTACTCGTCTAATCAGAAACGGTGCTGTAGACCGTCTCGTCCTCTGAGTCGTTGTTGACATCAGGTTCTCCTCTCTTGTATGATATTGGTTCTACTTTAGGTGTTTCCTTTGTATTGCTTGCAGTGAGTATCTTGTCCATATCTTCTGTTTCTAGATTGTTGAGCGCCCATTCCTGAGGCTCAAGCAATTCATGTATATCGAAGTTGGAGATATCACTATCTGCTACGAGGTCTGCTGCCTCTAAGCAGAATATGTATGCGTCGTGGTCTGTATCAAACGGACCTATTGCATCATTTGTTAGTGTGTCTAGAACGATGTACAATCTGTTTCACTCCCATCTCCACTGAGCATACTAAGCTCTAGCTCTTCTGCTGCTATTTGATTTGGTAACTTGCAGTCGTTTACCATTTCTGCACGAGTGCTAAGCATGTCAACTCCCTTGACCGCTCCGATTTGCATACCGACTATAGCCTTGGCATATAGTTGTATGAACTTGTGGTCGCTGTCAACGGCCATACCCATAGCCACGATTTCTTTTGCCTTATCTACGTCTGCTTTAGGACCACCTAGTAGGTATTGTCCTGCAGCAATAGATAGGGGAGATATCGCCATCTTTGGGTTGGATGAGTTGTTTTGTATGTCCTTGGCTAGGTTTTCCCAGAACAGCGGATCATACTTGTTGAAGTCAGCAAAGTCTCTGAAGGTTTCCTTATAGTTTATAAGAACTATCATTCGAGAGATGTCTTTGCTATCTGCTCTATCCTTGAGTCCATCAAGGATTATCTTTCTGTACATATACCCTCCCTTATATTCTCTGTTTTTTCTTAATTGCTCCGACCACTACTTCTTTAGCCAAAGCAAGTAAGTCTTTGCTTGAGTTAACTCGCTTAAACAATTCAGCACCATGTTGTAGCTCATACTCCGGGCTACCATATTTGTTGATTGCTTGCTGGTTTCTCTCTTCTATGGAGGCATAGTCTCTGTCACGCATGATTAACACCATCGTGGTCAAGATACCCCGCTTGCTGATGCGTTTAATTACATCATCATTTTTATCAGAGTTAAAGACACCGTCCGTAATCATGAACAGCATCTTATTCTTACGTTGAGATGACAGTAGTACTTTTTCTGCCATCAGTAACGACTCGTATGGATCGGTACCGCCATTGCCATAGATGAACTTGTACTTGGTACGTTCAGCTTTCTGGGCTCTTGTGTATGCGATCTCTGTCTTGTCGTCAAATGCATAGACAGTTACTGGACAGTCTATGTGCTCTAAAGCACGTTTAATAGTCCAGCACATTAGAGATGCTTGACGATCGTTATTGTCACTGTTCATTGAGCCAGAACGATCGATCAAGATAACAGCTTCTATGTCTGTGCTGTCATCTCCTTCAGTCCAACGGTCAAAGGCTTCTTCGGCATTCCTATTGCGTATAAACCTACGCACATTCAGCTTGCCGGAAGATACTCCCCTGAACCAGTGTGGTTCTGAGTCATCTCTAAGCTTTTGTAGTTCGTGTGAGAATTTCTTGTAGTCTAGAAGATTAACTGGTGGGACAGGGACAGAGTCAAAGACTCCAGCCTCGGCCTCATCGAAATCTTCACGACCAGTTATGATTACTCGCTGCTTTCTGCGTATATCACGTAGAACATCTTTACGTGAATATATGTCTTCTAAAGCATCTTGTATATCATCCATTAGATCATTGGGTATACCACCGAAACTCTTGTGGTGTCCGCTACCAGCATTCAAAGAGATCTGATCTTCTAACTCTGGGTCGAGTTGATCAATGCGTTCTTTGTTTTGCTGACGCAGTTCAAGAGCTTCTTCAGCATTCTGTGGAATTGTTGTAGAACTTATTGGTACTCCATTACCACCTTTTACGATGGATGATGATTCTTCCGAATCGTCCGGGCCAACTGGGAATCCACAGCCACCAGGCCATTCTTCTTGTTCCTCAGTAACGTCTTGCGGAGTTGCTGGGTCTTTGGGTGTATAGACTGACTCTCTTGTACCCATGTTTGCAGCAACCTTTGCGTCACGTTCTTGAGCTTTGCCTGGTTCTGGTCTACCCTTGATTAACGGTAGTCTGTCCATACATCCAGCATGTCCAGCATTCATCATCTCTTGATCTAGCTCATCAAGGACGAGCTTTTGAAACTCCTCGATCAATTGTTGAGCACGTTTGTAGTCTCTTGGAAATGCTAAGAGTCTGTACTCATCAATGATGCGTTGAATGTCTGGAATTAGTTCTGGTTTGTAGAACATATCTCTAAACGCTTCTCTGATATGAACTGGCAAGTAACGTCTACCATAAAGCATTGGGTAGTTTGTCACTGCAGTATCTGGAGTTGCCGCTGCATGCTTGAGTGCAATCTCTTGCAAGTAGGGCATGACTGATGGATACCTTGCAATGAACAACGTCTCGCATCGTGCGTCCTCCAACAGGTTAAACGCCATGTAAAAACCTGTATCAATGACCCACTTGATTATCGTTGTTCCTTTGCGAGGAGAATAGAAGTGATGAGCCAATTCGTGATAGTTAAGACCAGTCACGTTAGTCAGCGTTTCTATATCCATTTCGTCTATCTTTGAAGCATTTAGCCAGATCGTTTCACCATCCGACCACGCTGCTGCGTGACCTTCTTTAACGACCTGAACAGTGATAGGATCGCCAGTTAGAACTCGATCAGCACCCTCATACACTCTGGCAAGTGTTGAGAGTTGGAGTGCTCGAATCTGTTCTTTCTCAGATCGAAACTCTCCTTGTTCTATCTCATCTACATATCCCATTTATTGCTCCTAGTTCTTTGTCTTTAGCCAAGCGTCTACTTCATCTGCGACAGGAGTCTCAGATCCTTTATCTTGTACTAGCTGTACCTCATTGAGGTTGAACTCTTCACGAAGATTGTATTCGTGAGTTTGGAATACAAGCTGGACCTTGTCCTGCTCGTCCTTGTCAAAGTGTGCAATAAAGTTAGCTACTGCAAACTCATAGCCAAATGCTGGTATAAAGCGTTCAAGCTCCATTGCCATATTGGTTGAGATTGGAGTTTCAAACTCACCTTTTGCTGCTTCGTTACGCATTTGCTTGACGATAAGTTTGATGGTCTTAGACTTAATCAACTTATCCTCGACATCGTCGTCGTAGTCCCAGTGAATTTGAACTGAGAAACGATTACGCATAGCAAAATTGAGCGGCGTAGTACCGACATACTCTGGGTTCATGGTGGCAAAGATCATGAGGTCTGGATGAGCCTCAATTGTCTCGCCGTGATGATCCAATAGCTGAAGGACACGTCGTCCGTCAAGGAGTGAATATAGACTGGTGTATATCTTTGGCGAGATAAAGTTAAACTCGTCAAGGATGAGTACGCCACCGTTACGAACAACGTCAGTAACAGGACCGTCAATCCAGGCAAAGCCACCTGTCTCATGGTCATATATATCTTTACCAAAGAGAGTAGATGTCTCTAGCGCTGCATTGCCAGACACTTGAGCAACACGCTGTCTGCGTGCAGATGCCCATGCTAGAACTGCAGTAGTCTTACCGGGACCGGTAGGGCCGTAGATAAGGACGTCTTCGCCCATTTCTTTGGCCTTGTCAAAGCGTTCAAAGTCGGACTTGCCGAATAGAGTGCGATTGACATACTTAGATGCAAGCTCAAGCGGCGGTATTGAAGCTAGTGCTAGTGATAACACTTTGCCGTGTGTCTGAACCTGTGTAACTGGCGATGTTTGTGTTGGAGCGGACTCTGGCTCATCTCTACGCAGATCGATAATGCTTTCTGCTAGGGATTTGTCCTTGACGGATACTTTGTCATACAGTTCTTGTATGGCTTCTGTAGCTGGTCTACCATCTACTGTCTTGGAATTCTTGAATGATGACAACGCTTTGTTGCCAAGCACTGGAGAATATCCACGCTCACTGATCTGTGTGTAATCACCGTCAGTTACATAGACAGCGATTGGTCGATTAGTTACGGTCTCGTGTTCAGATACAACGTCCAATAACGAATAGAGAGTAGTCGGTTGCCACTTGTTATGTGGACCTTTTTCTCCATCAGTTACTCTGGAATAAACCAGAACTGGAACAGATTCGTTGTTCAGATCATTGTTAGGAACAATAAGAGTTTGACGCTTATTTGCTCCCATAGACGGTGTATACGTCTCGACGAACATCGCTATATTCATTGTTGCCTTTCCCTTCTTTAGTTGGTATTTCTACCTCACCACTTACACGGTGTAAGTGGCTAGCAAGATAACCAAACCTGTTGGTTACCCTACTAGCCACTAACTAAATGGGCAAGGGGCTAACGCCGATATGCAGACGCGTTAGCCCCCGGCACCGGTATAGGCAAAACTACTTACCGAAGCTACTTACTCGCAGGAAGGAGATGAATCCAGGTTCTCCGATGATGTAAGCGCTATGCACTTACGATATTCGGCCAGAAACAAGGATTGAGAGCTCTGGTCTACTTTCTTTAGAGGAAGCCTGTTTTGCCTACCCCTCCGTCAACCGGTGTTGACGAAATCTATACTTGCTCAAGAGTTATGGTTGAATCCCAAGCCGCTCTCAATATAGGTGCACTATCTAACAGTGTGGCTTTCCACTCTTTTGATATTGCCTCTGATATTTCTTTGGTTGATAGGCCCTGTTGTTTACCATCCATATGCCATCTATTGACGCACTTCATATACAGAGATATAGACTCTGGCATTGGTTTACCGTTCAATAGTTTGGGGAACTCATTTGCTAGGTCAATAGATAGGGCTGTGTGTTTGTATATGCCTGCCATATTTATGGCAAGAGGACCGTAAAACTTTACGGCATGAGCAGGCCAGCCATTCCTCCAATTATACGTTGACATAATTCTGTATATTCGAATTATCTCTACAAGGTATCTAGGCCGTAGAGTTTGATTGTTGTACCACTTTATTTTCTTTATTAGTTCGGCTGCAACTAGTAGGGGATAGTCCTCGTATAGTTGTGTGTAATAACAGGGTAGGTACCCATATTTACCGTTGTAGATTGCTTTTGCTATTACTTCTGGGGGAATCTTTTCTGCAGTTTCATGACCTTCTGTAAAATAAAACGGGGTATATAGCGGCCGTTCACCATCTGTAGATAACCACGATGGAACTTCATCTCTTATGAATTTACTGGCTTCATCGTGGTCGTCTTCTCCTAGTGTTAACACTTCAAGGTCTTGACTTGTGTCTTGATCTCTGGGAGTTAACATAGTTGTTTCATTGGTCACCTTTTTCTCCTTCCTTTTCTTTGACTATATTTATTAGCAGTTTTGGTTTATGTACTTGAAGTATCTTTCCAGTAGCAAGATCAATAGTTAAAGGATCTCCATCCCACTGAAAAGCTTTTCGTTTACCGCCCAAATCTCTGTGCCCAACACCGTTGCAAAATCGACATTCGATTTTAGCTCTGTGATTATCTGGGTTGAGATTTGGATTGCTTTGCAAACAGTTACAGCCGTATACCGTGAAGGTTTGACCACTAAATGTTTTTACCTCTTGATATCTGAATCTGTTAGTGTTTTTATTTCTTGCTTTATCTTTTTGTCCATTGCATTGATACCAATGTACTCCTTTACCTACGCATTTGGGGCAAGGCACCTTTCTAGTGTCAGTAAAGGTGTCTCCCTCTTGAAGTAAATAGAGTTTATGATTCCTCTGTACAAGACCTTCAAGGTTTGCATATCTGATTAATACATCTCTTGTTGATGGATAACTAAAGGACCGATCCAAGGCTATAATTGCTAATCCATTTGGAAGATAGCGAATTAGATCAGGACCCCAGTTTTTGAAATGTATGCCAATAGATGCACCGTCATTCCTGTACGTTGCATACAGTCTTTTGTTGTAGAGAGTTCTAAAAATCTTTTTTCTACCTCTATCGATGTATGCTTTTGCTGAATCATAATCGTGGACAATTGCATTCCAACGATTACTTGTCATGGTTTCCTTTCATATGTTTGAAGGCAGTTTATCCCTTCACATGCCTAGGTGACGAGCCTGCGTTATTACCTTAGGTAACCGGCCATGAAGACCAAGCTGCACCCCTTCCGATGCAGATAGTGACAACTACCTATGAATCAGGGTTTCGACGGCAAGGCGGTCTCCGTCCTGATGATGGCCTGTTGTCGTGCGCTGTGTAGGACTTGAACCTACGACGACCGGATTATGAGTCCGGGGCTCTAACCAACTGAGCTAACAGCGCGGGGGAATGTTTGTGTTGGTACGCCTATTTATGGCTATCACACGTGCATTCTTGCCCATCAGCAAGTGCGTATTTACTGTAGTCCACATTAGGTACGGCCATAGTAAATACTCTTATCATGCGTCTAACTTTCCACTCCATTAGTTGTGCAGGAAATGCTGCACCCCACATGGTGTCATAACTTTGTATCTGATCTACTCGTATGATGGACTCACTGGTCCTATGGCTTTGAGGCCAGTTGTAATTAGTTATCTTATAGATAACTGGGGTATCACAACGATACCTAACTGATTCATCTATCACTCCATGCATTACTCATCTCTCTTTCGTGTTCTTCGTATCCGTATAACATACAGTTCATCTTCGTCTAAACCTCCCCACACACCAAAGTCTTGACGAGTATTGACTGCAAAGTCAAGGCATTCTGTAGTTACGGTGCAGGTAGCACAGACTAGCTTTGCCTGTCGTGTTCTTTCATCCTTTTCCGGACCGCGTTCTTGGTCGGGATGAAAGAATAGTTCTGGATCTACAGTTCTACAAGCAGCATCCTCTTGCCATTGGTAATTCTTTAGCGTTGGTGTAGGTAATCGTTTGATTACTACATTTGTTTGAACAATAGTGCGTCGTATCCTAGAGGACATAGATCTTTCCCTTCTTTGCTAGTTGCTTACGCTTTCTTTTTGATATTGGTTCTATGTATACGCCCATAGATAATGCTTCTTCTAATGTGCGTGCGTTGTTTAGTGACAGCGCTTTGTGTGCCGGAACTATTACTCCAGTCACGTTCATACCTTCATTACCTACACGGTTGAATCCGTATGGGCTGAAGTAGACATATGGTTTTAGTCTAACCCTAACCATATATCCGGAGCCTAATCCGTCTGCCATATCTAGTCCGTGAGCAACAGTGCCGCCAGATATTCCAGGTGACTGGAGATACACTGGCTTTGATGCTTGGTTTAGTCTACGAAGCAGGCGTAGTGTTTCTACTGCCTTGTTCATTGTTTCCCTTCTTATTCGTATGTTGCTTGAGTTGGGGAAATCAGTGTTATCTTAGATTCAAATGCGAACAGTTGTTCTATCTGTTGGTCTGTAAGGCTAAGGTATTCACCATCCAGATTAGAACCATTGGTTAGAAGAACATCTCCAACCATTACATCATGTGGACCATGATTAGTGTGATAGAGGGCTGTTGCAATGGGGTTTTGATCTAACTGCAGCATCTTGCCCTCTTCATTGCATAGCATGTCTACGTTTTGTTTAGGAAGATAGACGCACTCATACAGCCCACCAACAGCAGCCTGAATATCTTTCAGGGTTAGCTTTTCGTATGACTGTATTGTTTTAGAGCCGTCTGTCTTGAGTAAGACAGTCTTTATCATTTACTTGCCCTTCTTAGTAGTTGTTTTCTTTACTGCTTTCTTTACTGTTTTCTTCTTTGCTGCTTTTTCTTCTAACTGCTTCTCGAGGTCATCAAGAGCAGAGTTATAACCATCTGTGTATCCTTGGTAGTAAGACTCTCCACTACCTTGGCGCACTCCGAACATCCAGCCTGTTGCTAAAGCAATGGCTATGAGTGCTACAAAGAATATAACTGTGTATGTATCCATCATCATCACCTCCTTTCATTGGTGACTGGTCTCTTATAGAGACTTGGCTTCTTCTAACTGCTTTGCTAACTCTGCGGCTTGAGCCTCGAGTTCTGCAACCTTTGCTTCTTTGATCTTGGTCTTTGCTGATGCAAAGAATGATGCCAACTCAGCAACCTCATCCATAGAAAAGTCTAGGGTTCTGAATCCCTTGGACACCTCTACAGACATAGAGTGTGGGTTGACGGTGTAAGTAAGTTCGCGGCTGCCGTTATCGCAGCAGCAACGACGCTTGTAGCAACGTCCGCACATATTGTAATCACCCCCTAAGTTGTTCTCTTTTTCGAACTCTTCTCTTCGTTTATAATGGTCAAAGTCTTTGACCAGCTTGCGAATAGAGTTATCGAAATGACCTTCATTCCAACTGTGCTTTGTTATGAGTTCCTCGACGGACTCGAACCAGAAAGACATGAACGCCTTATCTGAAGTTACCGGAGCATCAAAGGCTTTGAAATGGAAGAACTTGTCGACTTCATCGTCATAGAAGATGCTGTCATCCCTCCATGCATACCTGTATGAGTGCATATGGCTTGGATCAGTCAATACGCCGTATACATATTCCGGAGATACTTCTCGTATACATAGGAATTTGTCTGAATCACGACGTACACCGCATGACATATCTACAATGTGAAAGCGTTCGTCATCATAGACTAGCGTTCTTGGATAGTCTGTCATGACTTTAGCGTACTTGTGCCAGTCCTCAGAGGCAGACACTTTGTGGTTACCTCTGTTTAGATAACTGCCGCGCTCACCATTTTTATAGTAGTAGAGATACATACTAAGTGATCGTTTTTGCGTTTCTGGTAAAAGGTCGAGAATGGCGGAATTTCCGTTCATACTCACCTCTCTCCTACCTGTTGGACAGGCAGGCAGCAGGGCATGGGCGCGAATGTTTGTGTTGGCGACCATGCCTCACTGTCTGACTATTCAGTCTGAGTAATACTCGTTCAAGAGTCTGTACTCTAATCTATCTTTGCCACGCAGGAAGCGATACACATACTTGCTGTACCAGCCATTGAAGAAGCGTTGCTTTACAAAGTCTATGCATACGTCAAAGATCTCTGTATTGGGGTTGTATTCCTGCAGGGCATCTTCCATCGCATCATTGAGGAAGCAACCATCGCCCTCTTCATCTTTGTAGTTCCAAGTAATAGGCTCATCATCGTAGTAATAGATGGTGGCCAATATAACCTTGCGTTTGAGCGGGATTAGATTGCCTTGCTCATCATCTCTGAATCGTTTTATTCTCATTTCACCTCCCTGTTGAATGTTGGATCGCAATCTGGGCAAGAAGAAACCCACCTTACTTGTGAGGCGCCGAAGCCCTCGAACATACTTTCTTCAGCACACTTGAGGCAGACAAATACAATACTCATTAGCCACCTCCTGTGGGCTTGTGCTTGACGCCACATGAGGGGCATGTAACGCCATTGAGAGTAAGTGCGTCAAGTGTTATCAACTTGCCACACTTACATTTGATGATGCGGGCGGGGATACTTACCATGTCCGCTCAGCAAACCTAGCAGCAGCCTCAGTCTGATTATCAAAGTAATCACCTGAATGGCAGGCACCGCTTATTTCGTTGTATGTCCATACGACATACGGATGATGTGGGGATGCGGGGGCATGACAAAGCACTATTGTGCAATGTGGCTCATTATTGACTGGTTTAGACAACAATACTGTCGCCCCAGCAGAAGCCCCCTTACCCTGCAGAACAATACCTGTCTTGACAACAGATACTATTTGATCGCTCATAGACTCTCCCTTCTCGGCCTAGACAGCCGTAGACCCCAGCGAAACCGACGGAAAATTTCGCGGGGGCCTAAAGCAGCCTAGTCTGCTTCTCTAGAGGAAAACAGGGGAGTTACATTGTCAGGTACTGGAACACAGCAATCACCCTGACATTTAGTAGGGTCGAAAGTCCATTTGAACTCGCCCCCACACTCTGTCTTGAATAGAACACCATCATCTATCCAATCAAGAGCTTTAGCCATACCCTCACTGATCAGATGTCGTTTGGACATGTGAAATGTAGTCACACCAACTACACCTGCGATAATGAGGTCTATAAACAGATTGAAACCATTGTAAAACATGATTTCACCACCCACGGGCATCACCTCCTTATGTTGTGGGAATATTCAGTTGCGTAGTAGAAGAATCGGCGGGAATCCAAGTTACTATTGAGTCAAGGAAGAGATGTTTGTGTTGGCAATCAGTACATTGTGCGGTGACTGAGCCATCGTCGTTTTTAGTGAGATACTCCTCGTTGATACGAGGGTGTGCCGCGTATGTAATGACATTAGGTGTCTTACACACAAGGCAGGTGTAATCGAGCCATATTGGGGCTCCCATATTTCCTCCTTAGTTAGATATGAGGGAAGACATATCACGTTTGATAGTGATGTACGCAGCAGCGCATGGATAACAGTATTTGCCTGTCATCTGTATCTCAAAGATCATTGTGGCATCAACGCCAGAATGAACGAGATTTGTATTACTACAGCCGGGTGTAGCACAACTCATTTACTCACCTCCTTATGTTTAGACTCAAGTAGCAGATTAGCGTTCTTGAGACAGGTATCGCACCCACACGAGTCTCGTAGGGCATTTACAACCTCATAGAACTCCCATGTGCCTATCGTGATAGTCGTTTGACCGATGTCCATACAGACCCTCCTGTCGTATGTGATAACAGCATGACCCTCATGCCGAAAACCTGGTTGCTCTGCCACACAGTTGAGTGGCGTGCGTCACAGTGGCCTATTCTTCTAACAGAGATGTTAGAGAACTAAGATTATAGTTTCTCCATAGCGACACACAGAGGGCGGGAAAGTATAAGACCCCCTGTGTGCCACTAAAGAGAGAGAGACTATGCCCCTTCTGACATAGTCTCTCCCCTGCCTCTAGCGTCTTACGCTAGAAGTGTAGTTAGCAAGGCTTGAACCTTGACTAACTCAGCACGCTCAGCTGAATTGAGCGATGTGTCGACATTGGCAACGAGAACGTCTGCGAATGCTGGTGCTTGCTTGACAATGTCAATAGCAGCAGCATCACGAGCAGCGCTTCGTGCGTCAGCCTTAGCCTCACCCTCAAGAATGAGTGCGTCGAACGCATCATTGAGGGCTTCGTCGGCAGTTGTCTCTAGGGCAGACTTGATGTCTTCCCATGAGACGAACTTGGCAGCAAGAGAAGCGGTACCTGCGTCAATGCCACGGGACATGGCAAGGCCGAGGTAGAGGCTTCTTTGGTAGCCATTGCTGAGGAACTTTGCCTCGATCTTATCAAGATCTTCTGGCTTGGTTTCAGCAATACCGCGATGGACACGAGTGCGGAAAGACTCTAGTGCCTCATCGAGTGAGACACCAGCGTTGAACGCATCGCACCATGCCTGACGAACAGATGGCTTGCTGTATGCCTGATTACCGTTGAAGAAACCGGCGTCAGCAGCAATAGTCAATACGTCAGTATTGGCGAGTGTTGCATTGGTCATATATATCACCTCCTTTCCATTGACCATGAAGGGAACGGCGTTCCCCCGTGCGTAGCGTGGAATCGAACACCATAGAAGAATGGCAGCCAAGGTAGTCTTGGACACACGGACACCCAGCAGCAATGTTTGTTGCGGCGAGGGTATCGTCACCAGACCTACGCTATGAAAGGCAGGGTTGGCAACCCATTAGAGAGCGGTGGTCTAACCGACCGAGTGCTCCTAGGGTAGCGACCGACCAAATCCGAAGTGTTGAAGGATTAGGGCATGGCTCCGCCACGCTGGTCGCTTGCGGGCTATTTCATCAACCGCTTGCCACTTAGATTATCTCCCCGCCGTCATACTGTCCGTTATGTCCGTATCGTCCCTATTGTCCGTTATGCCCCCTATGGGTTATTTGTCCCTTTTGTCTAGAATCGCCAGGTTTGACAGACGACTAAGACCTTAGTTGCCTAGGCAGTGGCCTGGGGAATGATTTATCTAAGATCTTTGTTACAATTTGTTAGCTTGCCGAATTCGCGGGAGCTACAAATAACTTGCTTAACTAAAGGAGTTAATCATGATGGCATTTATGGGTCAAACCCAAAATTCAATTCCCTTTACAGCCTGGCCATGGATGGTCGGCTTTGATCGTCAATTAGACACTATCGAAAAAATCCACTCTTCTGTAGGTCGAGGCAGTGGCTATCCTCCATACAACATCATCAAGAACGACGAAGATAGCTATGTCGTCGAAATGGCGGTTGCGGGATTCACAAAGGATGAAATCTCTATTGAGGTCCAAGACTCTGTACTCACAGTCGAGGGTGAGAAGGCGGAAGCGACAGATCGAGATTACCTACACAAAGGGATCGGTACTCGTAGCTTCAGACAGACCTTTGTCCTAGCTGAGTACGTCGAGATCGCAAAAGCGGCCCTAACTGATGGTGTATTGACAATCTCTCTAATTCGTGAACTACCGGAGGCTAAAAAGCCTAAGACTATAGAGATCATCTGATATAGTTACCGGTGGCAGTCGCCTTTCACTGCCTTTAAGGATCCTCCTCTGTCTAGCTGCCTACCTCTCTTGCTACAGGGGAGGATCCCCTCACAGCTTAGAGAGGAGCTGTTATGACAACACTTATCGCCATACAAGGCAAGGGTTGGTCTGTCATTGGATGTGATTCAAGAGCATCAGATGAAAACGGCAGATTAACTGAAATGGCAACACATAAGATCGTAGAGAACAAAGGTGTACTTATTGCAGGCGCTGGTGCATCCCGCGGATCTAATATCCTGCAATTTGGTTGGACTCCACCTAAGCCACGTAGTAGTCAAGATCTAGATATCTTTATGACTAAAACTTTTATCCCAGCGATGCGTAAAGCATTCATTGAGTCTGGTTATGATATGAAAGAAGATGGCGATGCCGCAGCTCACGATTCTCATTTTATTATTTCAGTAAGGGGCGTTATCTATCCAATATACGGCGACTACTCATGGGATAGAGAAGAACGAGGTATCTACTACGCAGGTAGCGGTGCAGACATTGCATTGGGAGCGTTAGAGGCGATGAACTATAAACGTGTCAAGACACCGGAGGCCGCCGAAAAAGTCCTCCGAAAGGCGATTGAAATTGCTATACGACACGACGTGTATTCTGGGGGAGAGATCCGCACACACATTCAAAAGTCTTAATTGCGTATATACAAAAAAGGCTCGCGTTTGATGAGAAGATTACTCCAATGAAACACGACAATAACCAATTCAAGGTTAAGCGCAGAGAACCATATACTGTTTCTGGCGTTTCTGTTCCCGTGCTCCCCTACTACTATCTATGGTACGGCACCGGTTTAATCGCCCCATACGGCGGACCAGGGGGATCCAATCAAACCGCCCAAAATGATTTTGGAAAGGACACTGATGGTGCACGTCCGGGTTCCGGAAGCGCCGCAGCTGGTGGAGACGCCTCGGCTGCCGCAACAGTGTGATTCCTGCTCCGCAAGGGCTATGGTTCACTGTTTACTTCCATTTGGGGAGTTATATTTCTGTTTACATCATTACAATAAGCATGCTACAGCCCTAAAAGGTAAAGGCGCTGTTTCGACCCTACTGGGGTCTACGCAAGTTGGGAGATCAGAGTAGTGGATCTGAATAAAGGTCAGCCTGGTATGGGCGGCAATGTTGTGCAGGCAGAGAATACTCGCCCACGTTTTGGCAGCAGAGCTCTTACAGTTTTAAATAATCTTATGGGCCAAGCCTCAAGAAAAGAATTCATGGACTATCAACATAGTCTAAATCTTGATCGTGATACTCACAGAGAAGCTACAAAAGTTACTGGAGATATTTTCAGAAAACGTGCAGACATGGAACACTGGAAAGAAGGCATTGACCATGTACGCACTAATCCTAACGACCCAGATGGTCCAAAAGGTCCTATGCCACAATCTTTCCGTGTCGGTCAAGTAAGCCACGACACCGGTTCTTCTTATGCTAAAGACATGCAAGATCTTATAAAGATGAAGCAAGACACTCTTAGACAACAGCAAGAACAAAAAGAGAAGAATAAGCAAACAAAAAATACAAACACCCCTGGTGGAAAAGGTGGCGGAAAAACAAAGAATAAAGTTTCTGAACCTAAAGAACGTCCAGGTACTTTAAAAGATACTACAGCTGCGTACAAAGCTGGCCACATTGATGCTGAACAGGCTGCAGAGATTAGCCCTACCTTTGCAAGAAATTTAGGTAAGAAGGCTGCAGTACAAGAAGTTAAGGGTACTCCTGCAAAACCTAAGCAACCAAAGCAGACTAAAAAAACACCCAACAAAGTTGCTAAACCAGAAACTCCTGGGTCAGTAAAGACCCCTAAACCACCTAAACCACCGAAGGTAGGAATGTAACCAATGGCAAGCAAAGGTAATCGTGTCCTAAAAGTAAAGACGGACAAAGCTCGTAAGATGGACCGTGAATACGGTCGCTCACTAAAGTACGTTACAAAAGGTAACCCAGAAGGTACTGCTGGCGTCGAAAAACTCCCTACTAAGGCAGATGTTAATCTTGCACGTAAAGGTAAGAAGATTACTGGTGAGGAAGCAACTGAGTACACCAGTCAAATCGATGAGTACAACGAAACTCGCGCAAAGAAAAGCTCTGGTGGGGCTATTCGAGGCGTTAGTGATGCCGAAAAGCGTTCTGCTGATGTTGCTGTTGAACGCCCACTTAAAGTTAATATCCCTACCCCTACAGACGCAAAAGAAAAGGCTGCAGCAAGATTAACAAAAAGAGCTGAAGGCCTAGGAATTGTTCCTGGAATGTCTGCTGGTTCTCGTAAAGTTGTTGAATCAGAGCTTGGCGACGTACAAAAGAGGTCTGCAGCTAAAGGCCGACGTTCACGTCAACGTGAAGAAGAAGAAGCAATCGTAAAGGGCATAAAGAGGGATCAAGATCTAAAGCCTGGACAGAAGAGCACTCTTGATGTTATGAAGGGTAGAGCAGAGAAGTCTGCTCGTAAAAGAAAAATTGATGATGCTCGTACCGTAGATGTTGGGTATGCAGCAAACCAGAAGCAGATAGAGGGTGAATTAAAGGCTCTTCCTAAATCTGCTGGCACTCGAAAGAGGCCGGGAGTTACCCCAAGAAGTCTTGGACTTACTGAGTTTGGTGTATCTTCAGGTACTCGCCCAGTTGAAAGAGAAGTAAGCATTGCGCCAAATGAGGCTGGAATTCGCATTACTCCAACAACTGAACGTAAGTTGGGAAGAAAACTTCGCTATAACATTGTTAAGTCTCAAACAGATAAGGCAACTCCGGGCTATACAAAAGCAGCCGCTGGAAGCGAAAAGCAAGCTAAAGATACAAATAAGGCTAAAGAAAAGAAATTTAAGAATACTGCAAAGCGTTCTCTTGCCGTTGCACGTAACGTAGACATGAGACGTGATGAAGAAAAGCAGGCTCTATTAACTGCTGCCGAAGGATTGGGAGATTCTCCAACAGAAAAGAAAGAGAAGCAACGCCTAACTACAAAGGCAGAGACATTAATCCGTCCTGAAAAAGTAGACATAAAGGGCAAGGGCGGAAGAATCATTGCTAGTGGTGTTCAACTTGGTCCAGAGACTACAAGAACAATAGTAGACCCTAATGCACTAGATAAGAAATATACTCGTGTTGTTCCTCTTGGAGCTCCTCGCATGATGGAGAGAATTAAGGGTATGGGACCAGTAAGTATTAAATCTGGTGCTAATGCTCCGGTAACCGATGAAAAGCGCATGGCAAAACAAGCGGATCCTAAGGTTCAATACGCATCAAATAAGGCACCTAAGCTAGAGATTGTTCCACTAAATGCTCCAGATAAGACTACGGGCCTACTTCTTCGTGGAAGCCATGAAGAAGCCCTACATGCTGTGGCAAAACACGTCTTTGGTGAGAGGAATGCAATGAAGAACATGAAGCATGTTCGTACATTTGCACAGAACCTATCTAGAAACAATAGACATGTTGGGGGAGAACAAGCACTTGTTTCTGGAATGCTTGGCGTTTTAAACAAGGGAATTAAGCCTAAGACTGATGCAAACGTAAATGAGCACGCAGAAATAGATACTCACGCTACAAGAATTAACACTCTTAAGTCATCTATTAAGTCACACGCTAAAGAAGCTAAGGGTAGAGCGTCTCTTAAGGCCGAAGAGCGTGCTGGAAAGGTCGCTCAGATCAAGGCAGCGGAAAAAGAGCAGAATACTTAAGGCACTAGTGTGGGAAAAAGACGAGATAAAAGCACCACTTCTGCCGCCATACACGATAGGACAGCAAAATCTGCACGTCCTTGGAATGATCCGGACGTTGTAGATGCTAATTCCTATCACGGAATGGGTAGAAAAGGCTTTGGAAGCTATAAAAAGGTGCATGAATTTGAGAATACAATCGAAGATAAGGGCATTTTGTCCTCAGAAGATCGTCTTACATGCCGTCCTTGCGGTCAATTTAAGAAAAAATGTGGTTGCTAATGACTAAAACATACTGCAAACACGTATATCAAGAGGTTAAAGAGAATCCTTGTGAGTTTTGTGGCAAAGAAACTCACTCTACTAACTGGGAATTTCAACATCAACTGCACCGAGAGTGGATATCAAGCGGAAAAGCTAGCTTACAGGGCTGGTGGAGCATATGAGTTCAGTACAATTTGTTTGTCCAAAGTGCGGAAAAGTAAATCGAATACCCTACGGAGAACCATTAAAGTGCAAGGAGTGCGTACATGAGTTCCGGTAAGTTTAAGTCCCATCATGGGTTCAATAAAACTCAGATAAAAGATGGATGGATTGTGCGTTTACGTAAAGATGGCCGTATTCAATCAAAATTAGAGCCATATCCTCGTAAAAAGGATAAATAATGAAAAAACCTGGACTTCCCAACCACGGCATTTCCCCTCAATTTTTAAACTATGTGCCTTTAAATAAGCGTAATGTTATTCATATCGAGTCTGAAAATAAAAAACAAGACTTTAGTCATCGCTCTGATTACTGGAAAGACAAAAAGTACAGTCATGTTGCCCCAGATGGAACTGTTCACCCACAACGCTATGCAGATAGGCGTAAAGAACAAGCAGAATATGAAAGAAAGCACAAGTAATGGCTGAGAAAAAAGTTGTTGCTAAAGGTAAAGCCTATAAGGGCTCTAAACAAAATGGCGGACGTAAGATCGTTGTTGTTCACTACAAAGACTCTTCTGGTAAGTGGAGAACTACCTCTAAGAATGCCGCACGCCATGAGTACGAAAAGCGTAACGGAAAGTTGCCTAAGGGCACTGACGTCGACCACGTAGACAACAATAAAGATAACGATTCCTCAGGTAACCTGCGAGCGCTATCTCACAGTAAAAATGTTGGAAAAGAAAACAAACGTCGTGCTGGAAAGAAGAAAAAGAAATGATTCCACAACCACCTCAGATTCCAGATGACTGGAAACCCGGTAGAGACTGGACCTCTGAAATAAAAGAGGCCGGTAGATCTATGGCTGCAAGCCGCAAGTCCATAGCTAAAAAGTATCAGGAAAAAAATCTGGAGGCAGAAGAAGATGCCCGCGACTACTAAGAAAAAGAAGAAGCACCATAAGAGTCCGGCCTGGACACGCTCTGAGGGCAAGAACCCCGAGGGCGGACTAAACGCCAAAGGACGTGCCTCCTACAATCGAGAGACTGGTGGCAATCTAAAGGCCCCTGTAAAGAAGGCTGAAGCAGCTAAATCTAAGAAGTCAGCTGCTCGTCGCAAGTCCTTCTGTGCCCGTATGGAGGGTATGAAAAAACGCAATACGTCTAGCAAGACTGCTAGAGATCCAAATAGTAGAATTAACAAATCCCTTCGCGCATGGGATTGTTAAAACCTCTCTAGAGAATAGGAAATTTTAATGGCACGAGATAGCGGTTATCCACAAGTTACCGCCGGAAATATCGCCGTTGACTTCGTATGGGGAAACTTCCCTATGCAGCCAGACGATGATCGTACCGGAAACGGAAGCGCTACTGTTGTAGTAGCAGCAAATGCTGCTCAAAACAACGACTGGAGCGGATACTCTGTATTTCAGAGCCCAGCTCTAACAAAAACAGATATCACTGTAAACCTTAGTCCAGGATTAACCTCTGTTGTAGGAAACAACCACAGCGTTGCTCTAAACAACTGGAATGGTTATCCAGACTACACACCAGAAGCACCTTATACAGACACAATTGATCAAGCAGCGGTTCCAAATGTTGTTGGATTAAGCGAGTCTGCAGCTAATACTGCACTTGTTGCAGCTGGCTTTGTTAAGGGCGCAGTTACAACAACTGCAGATGGTGCAACAGCACTAAACGACGGTCTTGTAAAGACACAGACTCCTGCAGCAGCATCAGTTAAGAATCTTGGTGATGCAGTAGCACTTGTCAAGTACGCTTACGTAGCTCCGTAATAGTTGTAAATACAAAAAGAGCCGATCATATGATCGGCTTTTTTTGTTTTATTATGTTAATGTTTGCACTAGATGAAACCACTGCGCCCATTCGCAGCACTAATTGGAATATCTAATAGAATTACTTTTGCCCTAGGAGCGGGCTTTATATATCTGCTTCTTGTGATAACGCCTACCTATGCGGAAGAAACTACTCCTTCCACAGAGTCTTCGACCTCAAGTTCTCCAGCTCCATCTCCAAGTCCAGAACCTTCTGCTTCAACTTCGGACCCTCAATCCTCCAGTACGACATATTCTGCTGAGGCAAGTCCATCCCCGACGCCAAGTTCTTCATCAACTTCTGGTTCATCCGATCCAAGTCCAGCTCCTGCGCCTTCACCTTCGCCTTCGCCCACTTCAACTCCTCTTGCAACTTCTGAACCTTCTCCTGCTCCAAGCGAAAGTAGTTCTCCGTCCGCAGGACCCTCTCCATCGACTTCTCCGAGTACAACGATTTCATCGTCTCCAGAACCCGCACCTTCTGCTTCAGCGGAGCCGTCCCCCATATCCAGCCCAGAACAATCCCCGTCATCAAGCAGTACAGTACAAACGCCCATTGCCACCAGTGTTGAAACACCTACGGTTACCTCCGTTCAATCAAAAATAGAGACAGCAACTGTAACATTAAACACAGCCATTGAAGCAGCAACTACAGAGCAAAAATCAGCGGCCGCAACTCCAGTTGTTGAAGCTCAGGTGGCGATTGTACAGGCAGAGTCTGCCACAGCCGTAGCCGTTATAGCTCAAGCCGCTGTAGATTCTCAGACGGTTGTAGTAGCTACCGCAACAAACAATTTGACTGCTGCTCAAACGGCTTTAGATGCCCTTAAAGATGCTCCTGAAAATACAAAAGTTTATACAACAGACGGGTATGTAGCACCAGTAGCGCCAGAAACAGCGACAGTTACTACAACCACTCTTCCGACTATGTACGATGCATCAACTAAAATTCAAACCCCGTTTGATATTAAGATGGGCGATATCCTGTATAACGGTCAGGGCCCAAACAGCCAGATTTACGTAACATCCAAGGCAACTATTACTTTTGGCACTGGAGACCACACTTGGTGGGATTTCCCTGGTGGACCAAGTATTTCGGTATTTGCCAGCGACTATATGAATGCTGGACCAGGAACTTCTACTGTAGTGACTACTACAGAAACAACTTTAGAGGTTGATTGGAATCTTAAAAAATTTGGTGATAACAACGCCCCTATAACTAATATTAATTGGAAAATGACAGTAAACCCAACAACTGGTGAATGGACGGGTATTGGAACTGTTGCTGGAAACACCACTAATCTTTGGTATCCGCAACGCACTGGAGTTAGAGAAACTGCGGGTCAACCTGTTCAACAAATGACTGAAGTTACTAGTGCGACAATTGCAGCAGCAGAAACGGTAGTTGCAGACAAGGCTGAAGTAAAAACAGAGGCTGTTGCTACATTAACCACTCTTACTGAAACAGCTACAGCAACGGTTGCTACTGCAAATCAGTTGGCAAATGTTGCTGTTGAGAAGGTTGAGGTTGCAGTAGCTGCGCTTTCAGCACCTGTAGTTTCGCCAGAGCCTCAACAGCCGTCGACACCGCCAGTCGAACCGACTCCTGAACCTGCTCCTTCTCCAAATCCTCCTGCTCAAGAATCTTCTCAATCAACAGCTCCTCAGAACCCTGAGCCGTCCACTCCTCAACAACCTGTCGAGCCTTCGCAACCTCAGCAGCCCACAGAGCCTCAAACTCCTTCGGATCCATCTACTACTCCTTCTGATCCTGCTGACAATAACAACTCTGACAATAACACGTCCCCGGAGGAAGAGACTCCTGACGTTCCTCCAACTCCAGAAGACGGAGACGATACATCAACTCCTGAGTCTGAGGATCCTCAACCAACTCCCGAAGAGCCTTCTGAAAACGAATCCTCCGACGAAAGCGATGAAACATCTACTGAGTCACCCACAGAAGAGTCATCGAACCCCACAGAAGAGCCAACAGAGCCGGAAGATACCGAGCAAACAGACGAAGAAACTTCGGAGCCTTCGGACCCAACTGACGTAGTTGAGGAACCAGAATCACCACAGCAGTCACAAGAGACAGAGCAAGAAAATCAGTCCACAGAATCATCCCAGAATGATACACCAACCGAGGAAAAGGTTACCGCCCTCTTAGAGCAGGCTGGATCTGCCCCAGTTAGTACAGAAGCTATAAAAGAAGCTGGACTAACCTATTCAGACCTTCCACCAGCAACTCCAGTTGAGGTTAGAACTGATGAAGATGGAAATGCTGTCATAATTACTGCAGAAGTTGCTGCAGCTTTAGTTCTTTTAGAAAATCCTGCAGAACTCCTTGGAGCAATATTCGAGAACCCAGCTCAAGCATTAACAGCGCTAGGAAACATAGGCGCAGATATGTCTGAAGAAGAACGACAAGAAGCTGAAAAAATAGTTGTAGCAGCGGTGATTGCCGGACAAGCGGCAGTAAACGCCGCAACTATGGCCGCTGCAGCCACAACCTCATCAACTACTGGAGGGTCTAGTGGTGGGGGAGGACCTTCAGGTGGAAGTTCAAAGGGCGGAGATAAAATACTAAGGAGACGAGGAAAATGGTAAAGCTACTAAAAGACATGGCAGATCAGCTATGGACTCTACTAGGCATGTTTATTGCTTGGGTTGTCCTAGACGGGTCAGCTAAGACTGTTGTAGGATACGCAATTATTGGAACATTTATTGCCTGGGCAGTAACTTACCCCCTGAGGAACCCAAAGGATGAAGAATAAGAGTAGACTAGTCCTACTAGGACTATCATTACTGCTTTTGTCTGGCTGTGGGTATGACGGACATTTCCGTTATCCATGTCAAGACCCAGCTAATTGGGAAAAAGCAGAGTGTAAACCACCAGTATGTACTGCTAGTGGAACGTGCCCTGCGGACCTAGGCGTCAAACAAGAAGGAACATCAAATGGCTAAAGAAAGACTAACACCACAAGAACTAGATGCTAGATTAAAGTTTATTCTAGGAATCACCTTAGGTTCTATTTTATTTTTTACAGCTATAGGAATTCTCTATGGCCTTTTGTTCGTTACTCAACCTATTGGGGCACAGTCAGAAAATGACAAGATGTTCTTCAATGTTTTGGGTAGCGTAGCTACATTTATTACTGGAACTTTGGCTGGACTTCTTATTGGTCAGTCTGGTGCAAAAGACATTATGGCTGCACAACTAGCCAATAAAGAGATGGACTCAAAGAATACTCTTGCTGATAAAAAGCTTGAGGCAGAAATTGACGACGCTAAGGCTCGCAGACTTGCAAAGCCAGACGGAGCAGTTCCCCCAGCACATCCAGTTGACGAAGATTGGGATAAAGACTAATGGCGGAACAAGGAACAGCAGCTAAGCTTATTGAAGTTGCTACAGCAGAAGTAGGTACAGTCGAAGGTCCAAAGGACAACGAGACTAAGTACGGTGCGTTTACTAAGGCTAACTTCTTGCCTTGGTGCGGAAGTTTTGTTATGTGGTGTGCCGATCAGGCTGGCGTAAAGGTACCAAATACTGTATCAACTCCAGCTGGCGCAGCAGCGTTTAAGAAGAAGAATGCTTGGATTGACGGTGATCTTGCAGATCCAGAGCCAGGTGATATTGCTTATTTTGATTTTCCATCAGATGGTGTAGATCGAATTTCCCATGTTGGAATTGTCATTAAGGACAATGAAGACGGCACTGTATGGTGCATAGAGGGAAATACCTCTGGAGACTCCAAAGGTAGCCAACGTAATGGAGGAGAGGTCTGCAAAAAACTACGTGCATATAAAAAGAATAAAAAGAATGTGCAAGTCTCTATCGTTGGATTTGGTCGACCAAAGTTTAAGGGTGCGGCTAAATCATCCGTCCCAGCATCACCTGCTGAGACATGCGACCGTTGTGGAAAACTTTTGTAAAAGGATGTGATCCTTATCTAGAGATAAGGGGCCGGATTTCTCCGGCCCCTTTCTTTATTACTCCGAGAATCTACTAATCCAGAGTTCTATCCCAGGCTCTGATGGGTCTCCATCATAAGCGTGAGGGCCATAGCCCCAAGAACCCCAGTTAGTGCCCTTAGCCGTCATATAGAAGGCTATTTGAGCATTTACTACTGGGTCAAATAATTGTTTCTTTGTATCGATTTGTATTCCGTTTTGTTGAAATTTATCTATCCTGTCCGAACCTAAAGTTCCAATCATGTTTATTTGAAATAGCCCATAAGAGTCATCTCCTGTAGACGGAGTATCATTATGGGAAGTAGGACGTCCTGTGGACTCCCTCATAGCTACGGCCCAAGCTATTTTTAACTTTTCCCCCTTAAAGCCAGTAAGCTTTAAAAGGTCGATTAATTCATCATTTGATAGCTTTTTAGCGTTTCTGTATTTTTCAATAGGGTCAACTTCTTCTACCGCAACTGTTACGGTAGTTCCATCAGACGGTAAGATCTGATTTGACCAGGCCCATGCTACGTCTACACTCATTACAAATAAAAGTGCTAGCAATGAGGTTAATATCTTAACTTTTGCACTATACTTCACTTCATCCCCTGGGTCTAGAGGGCCAGATTGTTACCCATAACAACTGTCACTTGCCATGAGCGATACGGCCTCTTTCTGCCGCATCTATCTGCAACCCCTTTACTTGCGAGACTACAAATGCCCGGTTTCCCAGGCATTAGTAGAACCGTAGCAGTAAATACAGGGGGTCCGCAACCCTGAAGTGAAAAGGAAAAAAATGTCTAAATGTCTGAATTGTGATGATAATGCGGTGTATATTTTGGAAAAAAGGGGACAAAGCCCACAATTATTTTGTGAGAAAGATCTCCCTTGGTTTTTAAAATCTGCGCTACCAGCTGAAGGATTAAAGAAGATCTCTGATCTTGTAGTTGAAGAAGAGCCTAAGATTGAAGAAAAATCAAAGAAGCCTTCAAAGAAGGAAGAACCAGTTGTGGTTTCTGAACCGGAACCAGTAGTCGAAGAAACTGTAGCGGAAGAAGAGATCAATGAAGATAGAGACGATAATAACTAAGCAGGGACATCCTGTTCCTAACACTGTTATGCAGCCTAGAGGACCATTTCCTCCTGAGCTTCTTGAGGAACCAAAAATCGTATATGAATACGATAAGCAGGCTGAGAATGGCGGTTATGAGCTGCCAGTTGAGGGCACTGCACAAAATGACTATAAAGAACTTCGTTGGTTTAAGTGCAATATCTGTTTAACAGTTATATCTGAAAATCATCTAGAGACACATCTTTGTGAGTAAGGCTCATGGTAAATAGAAGAGGCTGGAATAGAATAAGCGCTGCAGAAGAAGCTGCACGTAGAGCCCGCAATGCCATGAACAGAATGGATGCGAGTGATTTAGAAAACTATCTCCCTCAAGAGATAATACGAGCAATAAAAAAAGAAAGAAGAAGTCTAGGAGAGCAGCTTTCTAGAGGCGTAACTCGTCCGGGATATACAACAAATGAGATCGATGTAAATATAGATCCTAGAGGCGCATACTACGAAAACGAGATGATGTATCTCGATCCGGCCCTAGCAATATACCCTGAACCGGGTGAAGAGGCGTATGCTCCAGTATCTTTTAGGGGTAACCTTACAGAGGCGCCAACAGCTACTAGCAAACCAGAACGCCCAAGAACTGTTGCAGCAGCATACGACCCAAATAGAAGCACATTAACAATCGTCTTTAGAGACTCCACCGTATATAACTATTACGACGTTAGTATGGATGAGTGGGAAGATTTTAGAGAAAAACCAAGCAAGTATGAATACATTAGGGATGTTTTAGACTACAAACCTAGAGGCCCTGCAGATATAAGCTCTGTCCCTACTGATGTAAGAATGTTTGCTTATAGGGCAACCAGAGCGGCTCAGCTTGCTGCTGAAAAGAAGAAACGGAGTAAGTAATGGCTACAACAAAAGATATAGGAAACTATTACTGGCATGGCCTAACCTATCCGTACAAGCCAAAAGGTCTGTATGAAAAAGCTGAGACTCAGGAAATTGACGAACCTTTTAGGCATGGGTCCGGGGTATCTATACGCATACCCTTTACAAAAAGGGCAATAGTTATGGGTAAGTGGGCAAAAACTGGATATACAGAGAGCGAGGCTCTAACCTACGCCATACGGGGTAGAGGATTAAAAAAGGACGAGGTAAACTGGGATGCTATACGTCAAGGAGTAAAAGAGAGTAACTGATGTTTAAGAAGCGTAAACAACAGCGTGAAATAACACGGGTTCAAAAACGAATACAAACCCTTCCTTCAGGAGAAATAGTGGGGTGGGTAAATAACTCTATTTATAACATTGATCGTAACCTATCCATGTGGAGCCGTACAGAAGACGCTACATTTTTAGAAGAAGCTCGATTAGCATCAGAGGTGCTACATGAGGCCCTAGAGTCGTTAAGTAGGAGAGTAAATGCGTGAAGACTTTGAGTTCAACGACTTTGAGGATGAGGATGACGATCTTGACTATGAAGATGATTCACAGTTTGAAGAGGTAGATGGTCCTGAGGACGAAGAAGATTACGAAACCCTAGAGTCCGATGAGGACGAGATGGATGAACTATCTAAAGAGTTCGTAGCTGTCCTAGTAGATAAGATCCTTTCCTTTATGGTTTTGCTTGTTGGGCACGACCTACACCCCTACCAGAAACCGTTAGCTAAAAGAATTATAGAAAGCGTCATAGTCAATGACGGAGAAGAAATAACTGCTCTTGCAGCTCGTCAGTCTGGAAAGTCAGAAACAATAGCAAACGTTGTAGCTACTCTTATGGTTATTCTGCCTAGGTTGGCTAAGATGTATCCAGATCTATTGGGTAAGTTTACGTCTGGTTTATGGGTTGGAATGTTTGCTCCTATTCAAGCACAGGCAGAAACTCTTTACTCAAGAACAGTAAGTCGATTAACAAGCCCACAGGCACTAGAGGTTCTTGGCGATCCGGAAATTGATGATATGCCTGGAAAGAACCCTGGAGTTACAAGAAATATAAAGCTTAAAAACTCGGGCTCAACACTAATGATGATGACAGCTAACCCTCGTGCAAAGATTGAATCTAAGTCTTTCCACCTAATGGTCATTGATGAGTGTCAAGAGGCAGACGACTTTATAGTCTCTAAGTCTATTGCCCCTATGGGTGCGTACTACAACGCAACGATGGTTAAGACCGGGACCCCATCTACCATGAAAAACAACTTCTACAGATCTATACAGCTAAATAAGAGACGTCAAGTGGGACGTACAAGCAGGCAAAATCATTTTCAGTGGGACTGGAGAGATGTTGCCAAGTTCAATGAAAACTATGAAAAGTTTATTCGTAAAGAGATGTTACGAATTGGTGAAGATTCTGACGAGTTTCAGCTCTCCTACAATTGCAAATGGTTACTAGAGCGGGGTATGTTCGTAACTTCATCTGTAATGGATGATTTGGGAGACACTTCTCAACAGCTAGTCAAGAGTTGGCACGCATCCCCAGTAGTAGTGGGGATAGATCCTGCACGTAAGATGGACTCAACCGTAGTTACCGTTGTATGGGTTGACTGGGATCGTCCAGATGAGTTTGGCTATTACGACCATAGAATTCTAAATTGGATGGAAATCCAGGGAGACGATTGGGAAGAACAGTACTTCCAAATAGTTAACTTCCTAGGAAACTACGACGTTTTGGCCATTGCGGTAGACGCAAACGGGGTTGGAGATGCGGTAGCTCAACGACTAAAGGTTCTTATTCCTAGAGCCCAGGTTGTTGCAACCACCTCTAGCCAGAGCGATCAATCTAAGCGTTGGAAGCATTTACAGGCCCTAATACAGCGCCAGATGATTTCTTGGCCTTCCCACGCTAAAACACGAAATCTTCGTATTTGGAAGCGTTTCTACCAACAAATGACGGATGCCGAAGTACAATATAAGGGTCCCAACTTCTTAGTTGAAGCCCCTAAAGAGGCACACGCACACGACGATTTTGTGGACTCTTTGGCACTAGCGTGTTCTCTAACACAAGAAATGGTCATGCCAACCGTAGAGGTTAGCGCATCTCCATTCTTTTAATAGAAATTCGTTTAGGACCAAAAATATCCTTGTAGGTACCAAACTTATATACAAGGATCCTTAAAAACCTTATAAGGAGTAAATAATGGCAATTGCACCAAACCCTGGCTTTCCTGAGAAGACCGGCTCAGTTTACGAACGTAAAATGGCTGGAGCTGTTCCAGGACAGCGCGGACCTCTTCGCTTTGAAGAGGGAGTAGCAACTGATACCGATGTTCCAAATGATTTTCAACTTGGACTTGATCAGGGCTACGACACACCAGCTGGGCGTCCTAACCACAATCTAAATGTTTTTGAGAAGTCTGCAGAAGAGACTATGAGAGAGCGTGCCCACGTCGGTTCAGCCGCATGGGTTGAAGCTCCTACTTATGTAAATGAGTTTTCTCAGGGTAACTTCCAAGACTACGCAGAACCACGGATTGAAGAGGTTGCTCGTTCAGGCGGTCGTTATCAAAGAATGAACCCTGCAGCTGTAACTGACTAATCAGGGTAAACTTTCGTACTAGGTACCCGGCTTCGTTACCCCTTCTCCGAAGCCGGGCACCACTTACTTTAGGAGAGCGATGGCTGAATCAGGAGTACCTTCAAATCAGGTATTGTGGAATAGCTTAGTGTCACAAGCAAAAGCTAAATACCCATCAAGAAGAAGCAAAGGACTTTCATTTGCTGCCGCTTCTTGGGTAAAACAACAGTACGCTTCAAAAGGTGGTCAATACGTTTCTTCAAAAGCAGAAGTAGAAATTCGTGATACTAAAAAAGAACTGATAGATAAAAAGAAAAGAAAAGAAGCGGACATTAAAAGAAGAAAAAAGTTAAATCATCAGCTTAGCTAACGAGAGTGAAATAGAGTGAGTATAGATTTTAGTCCTCCGTCGTATAGGGCGGCATCCTCTGATTTAACTATTTCAATTTCTCCACTAGGATTAGTGGAATTAGCAGATGAAGAGTTTGAGGTTCACGGTCCTCGTCTAAACCGTTATTCATTAAACTGGGCAATGTATCTTGGCCATCACTGGGCTTATCGCAGAGAAATTGGCGAAGCTCAAATGGTATTTAATTACTATAGAGCCTTTACAGATTATATATGTAACTTCACCTTTGGTCGAGGAGTTACCTTCCAGAGCAGCTACGCTACAAATGCGATACTTCCAGATATTCTAAAAAGAGTTTGGGAAACCGACAATGAAAAGCATAGCGTTCTTTGGGAAATGGGACAACAGGGCGGAGTATCTGGGGACTGCTTTGTAAAGGTAGCTTACGAAGAGGCATTTACAGACTCTACTGGGCGAGTCCATCCTGGACGTGTACGTATTCTTCCGTTGAACGCATCATTTTGTTTTCCAGAGTTTCATCCACATGATCGCTCCCGTTTAATTAGATTTAAGCTTAAGTACCGTTTCTGGGGAACATCCCTAGAAGGAACTCGTCAGGTATACACATATACTGAAATTCTTACTGACGATCGCATCGAAGAATACATTAATGATGAGTTGATTGATTCAAGAGCAAACCCTATTGGAACAATTCCAGTAGTTCATATTCCTAACGTCCGTGTTTCTGGATCCCCTTGGGGACTTTCTGATTGCCATGACATTATTGTTTTAAATAGAAACTATAACGAAGTAGCTACAGATATTGCCGACATCGTGAACTATCACGCAGCCCCGGTCACAGTGATCACGGGCGCCAAGGCATCCTCCCTTGAAAAGGGACCGAAGAAGGTCTGGGGCGGTCTACCCAAGGATGCTCAGGTATTTAATCTAGAAGGTGGCGGACAAGGTCTTGCCGGAGCAATGCAGTATCTTGCAACTCTAAAGACCTCAATGCACGAAATGATGGGGGTTCCCGAAACTGCCCTAGGCCAAGTTCAGCCAATCTCAAACACCTCTGGAACAGCTCTATCTATTCAATATCAGCCTCTTATGAACCGCTATAACCAGAAAATGACTCAATATAGCGAGGGAATTAAGAAGATCAACGAGCTTGCTCTTTTGACCATTGCGATCAAAGAACCAGAGCTTTTTACCTACAACCCAGATTTTAATGGCCCAATAAAATTAGATCAAATAGCCCAATTAGATCCAAACGACCCTGTAACATATGAGACAGTGGTTCACTTCCCTCAACCACTTCCTCTAGACAAGCTCATTCTCTTGAGCGAAATTCAACAGAAGATGGCTTTAAATCTAGAGAGTAGGGAAGGGGCTTTAAGAACTTTGGGAGAAGAATTCCCAGATGAAAAGCTTCAAGAAATTCGTCAAGAGCTTATTGCAGACGCAAAAGCAGATGGCGCATTGAATCTTGTAAAGAAGCAAATCGATGCAGCAATTGCATCGTTAACTGGATTGCTACCAGATGGATCAGGGGGCTCAACGCCTGCACCTGGTTCAGAAGTTGGTAGCGGAGTTGGTCCAGGACCAATGGGTCAGCCAGGAGTTATGTCTCCTGAAGAGGCTCAAACAATCGAACAACTCCAAATAGATTTGGTCACCAAAGCATATGGAACCAGACTTCCAGGACGTAAGATGCCTGGAACAGATTCTAAGTTTGGTGATCAATAAAATAAATCCGCAGGTCATCGTGGCATTAATTCGGACAACGACCTCTTAAACCTAAGGAATAAACATGTCAGAAGCAACAAATGTTGTTGACACTCCAGAAGTGCGTGAAGCATTTCAAACGGATATGCCAACACAAACAGAAACTCTAGTAACACCGGTTCAGCCTAAAGATGCCGCAACTGGTAAGTCATACACCGAAGAGGATCTACGTAAGGTACGAGAGCAGGAGAAGTCCAAACTCTACCCACAGATTGATTCCCTTAAAGAAGAAGTATCCCTTCTAAAGAAGGAACGCGAAGATCGTCAAGCAGAGGCTGACCGTCTTCGTCAGGAACAAGAGGCTGAAGCCCGTAAGAAGGCAGAGGCTGAAATGGATGTTCGCCAGCTCCTAGAGTCTAAAGAAAAAGAGTGGGCGGAAAGAATTGAGCAAGAGCGCGTAGAGCGCGAAAAAGCCTTTCTTCTTCTCGAAAGAGAGCGTCAGTTTGCAGAACTCAATGAGTACCGCAATCAGCGCCTACAGGATGAAAGGGACAATGTTTTACCAGAGCTATTGGACTTAATTACAGGTAATACTAAAGAGGAAATTGAATCCAGTATCTCAGGTCTAAAGGAACGTTCATCACGTATCCTTGACTCTGCACAGCAGGCTATGCAGTCTGCTCGTAGAGAAATGACAGGCAGCCGGGTAACCGCGCCGCCTTCCGGACCCCTCGACACCAATTCGGATCAACAACAGTTCACGGCGGAGCAAATAGCCGCTATGTCGGTTACCGAGTACGCAAAACACCGTCAACGTTTGCTGGGATCAGCAACCGATCGCGGTAAGGGAATATTCGGATAAAAAGTAATTTCAACTATGTTAATTAACACTAAGGAGTAATACCGACATGGCATCAGCCGTAACAGGTACCGGTAATCTCGCCGCGTCACCTACAGCGTATTCTGGCGCTAATAGCCAGCTTACCCAAGCAATTCAAACAATCTGGTCAAAGGAAATCCTTTTCCAGTCAATGCCGATTCTTCGCTTCGAACAGTTCGCTGTTAAGAAGACTGAACTAGGCGTTGCACCTGGTCTCCAGATTAACTTTATGCGTTACAACAACCTCGGCTTCGCTTCAGCGCTTGTTGAAGGTGTTCGTATGCAGACAAACGCATTGACAGCACAGCAATTTTCAATTACTGTTGCAGAGCACGGATACGCAATTGCAGTATCTGAACTTCTTCTCAATGCATCCTTCGACGATGTGATGGCATCTGCTTCACGTCTTCTTGGTCGCAACATGGCCCTCTATCTTGATGGCCAGGCACGCGACACACTCATGGCAGCATCTTCCGTTATTTACGGTTATGATCGTTCTGCTAACGTAGCAGTCAATGACTGGTACACATCAGGTACTGTTGGATCTTCCCGTGCTTCTTTGACCGGTAACTTCCACCTAACCACCTCTACTGTTAAGGATGCAGTCGAGACTCTAGCAACCAAGAACATTCCACGGTTGGGCGAAACCTACGTGGCATTCGTTCACCCACACCAGAGCCGTCGTCTTCGTGATCTTCCAGAATTTATTGAAGTCACTAAGTACGCTGCTCCAGGTAACTTCATGCTCGGTGAAATTGGTCGTCTATACGACACAGTATTCATTGAGACCACACAGATCCAGAAGGTAACAAACGGTGCAGGTTCAGGTTACACAACTGACACCGCTGTTGCTCCTGGCTCAATTGTCTACCCAACTGGTGGAGGTTACACCACCCCAGTAACAAAGACCGGTAACGGTAACAAGGATCGCTACACAGCAATCTTTATTGGTGACAATGCATTCGGTCACGCAATCTCCCTTCCAGTCGAACTCCGCGATGGCGGTATTCTTGACTTCGGTCGTGAGCATGCGCTTGCTTGGTACGCTATCTATGGTCTTGGTCTTATTACTGACCAGTCTGTAGTCTTGGCAGAAACCAACTAAGAACTTTATGACCTGGGTATGTCTTAAAACTGCCCACTAAAAACAAGAACTTAGGAGAATAATAATCGTGGCAAAAGCAAAAGTTACTGATTTTACTGGCCGTCAACGTGAAGAAATGATGAAGGCCAACGCAGAAGCTCTCGCAAAGAGGGCTGAAGAAATGACACTAGCCTCACAAGTTGAGGCGGAGAGACTAGAGACTGAAGTCTATGATCTTACAACAGGATCAGAGCCAACAGTTATCGATGAAGTCGAGTCTCTGGGCGTAACAAGTGCAGACGACAGTCAAGTTATTCGTCTAGCTGAAGATCTAGAATTTGTAACAATCGGCGTAGGAAATAACTATTCCTTTAAGGCCGGACAAAAGTATAAGGTTCCGAAGAATGTGGCAGCACACCTTCAAGAAAAAGGATACCTATACGAGCGCCTCTAAGGCACATATCTAGGACGCCCGCTTCGACTAAACGCCCTCCTGTCGAAGCGGGTCTTTTTTTAACCTGTACAACTTAAGCTTATTTGAGATTATTAGATAAGTAGATCTTGAGGATATGAGGATAAGTGGCAACTTTAGCATCCCTCGCTGACCGCTTGAGGGCAGAAATTGGCGATATAGCCCGCTCATTCACTGAGGAGTTACGCGGTGACGGAGAATCAAAAAGATTCCAATTAACTGAGGCCCCAATAAATGCAGCTTCACTTTCGATAAAGGTGAACGGCGTAGAAGTATCCTCCACCGCAACTATAGAAGAAGTTACTGGAATGATTCAGCTATCTTCTGCCCCTATTGATGGGGCAACCGTATATATTTCTGGAACCTCATTTAAATACTTTACAGATACAGAAATTCAATACTATGTAAACACTGCGTTTATAGAGCACGCAAGAAGCATTACAGACAGTAACGGTAGCCGAGTTACTATGGCAACCCTTCCAGCTATTGACGAGTATCCAGTAGTTCTTTTGGCATCTACTATGGCCCTGTATACCCTGGCTACAGATGCAGCTTTTGATATTGACATTATCTCTCCAGACGGAGTTTCTATTCCTCGTTCCGAGCGTTATCGCCAGCTCATGGAAACAGTTACAAATAGAAAAGAACAATACCGAGAGCTTTGCAACATGCTTGGCACCGGTATGTACAAGATCGAAGTATTCACTCTACGCAAGATTAGTCGACGTACAAACAAGTACGTACCGATTTATCGTCCACAGGAAATCGACGATGGGTCTATGCCACAAAGAGTCTACCTACAAATGCCAGACTATGGCGACATTACCTTGCCAAGTCCAGTTACTAATAAAGATCTTTCTTTGTACTCAGGAGACGACTTTGACATCCAGCTCAAATTCTCTATGGACCTATCAACTTACACGCCTCTTGCACAAATTAGACTTTTCCCAACATTCCCATCAAATCAGGTGGGCCCAGTTATCCTTACTACCTTTGAAACTACGATAACAGCATCTGTACCTGGAGGAATACTCGATACATTAAATCTTCACTTGGATAGTGATGTTACTGCAAAGCTTCCAAGAACGGCATATTACGACATACAACTTACATCAAGCACAGGTCTTGTTAGAACGTATCTAGAGGGCAAAGTATTTACTAAACCTCAGGTATCGAAATGACAGATCCAGAACTAATTCAAATAATTCAGCAAAGTCCTGAAATAGTTGTATTCGGACCTGAACAAACCGGTGCTGCCGGTTCTCCTGGTCCAACAGGGCCAACTGGTCCACAAGGAACTCAAGGACCAACAGGACCAACTGGAGTTGCTGGTGGTACTGGCCCTACTGGTCCAGCTGGAGCTACGGGCCCAACTGGCGCTACCGGTCCTCGTGGATTTACTGGACCAACAGGTGCTGTTGGTACAACTGGCCCTGTTGGCCCAACCGGTGCAACAGGCGCAACAGGTCCGCAAGGAAACAAAGGTGATACAGGTTCTATTGGACCTACTGGTCCTACTGGATCTCGTGGTGCTACGGGTCCTCAAGGTGAGGTCGGTCCTACAGGTCCGCAGGGTGTTGGACTAACTGTTCAGGGAACTCTTCCAGATGTCGGAAATCTTCCACAGTTTGGTCTTGCAGGCGACGCATATTTAATTGATGGTGATCTATGGATTTGGTCACCAAACAGCAACACATGGATAAATAGTGGACATGTGCAGGGACCAACTGGCGCACAAGGCGCTACCGGTCCAACTGGTGCAACTGGTTTAACGGGTGCAACCGGTCCAACAGGTCCACAAGGTTTAATTGGTTTTACTGGAGAAACTGGACCTACAGGTCCGCAAGGAGCAACTGGTGCAACAGGGCCGCAAGGAGATACTGGACCTCAAGGTCCTCAAGGAGTCACAGGACCACAAGGAACAACTGGACCGACTGGAGCTCAAGGAGATGTGGGCCCAACTGGATCTGCTGGTGCCACAGGACCCACAGGAGCTGTAGGAGCAACTGGACCTACTGGTCCTGTTGGACCACAAGGTGCTCAGGGTAATCAAGGTATTGCCGGTCCACATGGACATACTGGTCCTCAAGGCGACACCGGACCTACAGGACCTCAAGGAGAATTAGGACCGACAGGTCCGCAAGGTATAGAAGGACCTACAGGACCTCAAGGTGAAGCTGGTGTAACTGGTCCTACTGGACCTACCGGTGCAACTGGACAGGGACTAAATGTTCTTGGTGCGTTAAATAATTCTGGGGAACTTCCTGCTTCCGGATCTGCTGGCGATGCTTACATAATTGCTGGAGATTTATATGTATGGAGCACAAATAATTCTTCCTGGGTAAATGTAGGAAGAATTGAAGGTGCAACCGGACCAACTGGTGCGACAGGCGCACAAGGTGAAGTTGGCCCTACTGGCCCAATTGGTTTAACAGGAGATACTGGTCCACAAGGACCGCAAGGTGATGTTGGTCCAACTGGTCCAACAGGTCCAACAGGCGCAGAAGGTACATTCCCTAACTACGTTGGTGAATACAGCAATGGTGCTGATTACAACGTAGGAAATATTGTAAGCATTCCTGTTGGAAGTCCTTACGGAGATCCAGGACAATTATTTATAAGAGTAAGCAATCCAAACAATCCTGGTTATCCACCAGGAACTTCTTCTTGGGAACCTTACTACGCTGGTTCTACAGGACCAACAGGTGATGCAGGTCCTACTGGAGCTACAGGAGACACTGGTCCTACTGGTCCTACTGGAGCAACTGGTGACATTGGTCCGACTGGCCCTACAGGCGATACCGGACCAACTGGTCCACAGGGAAACTCTTTTACAATAAAAGGAACAGTAAACTTAATTGCTGATCTTCCAACATTAAATAATGCTGTTGGTGATTCCTATGTTGTACTAGAAGATGGCGGACATCTCTATGTTTGGGATGGAACAGCGTTTGACGATATAGGACAGGTAGTTGGTCCTACAGGTCCTACGGGCCCAGTTTCTACAGTTGCGGGTCCTACTGGTCCTCAAGGAAAGTTTGCCTATACATCAACTACTCCTCCAGCATCCGCAAATAATGGAGATGCTTGGTTTAACCCGAATGATGGGTCTGCATATATTTGGTATGATAACTACTGGATTGAAGTAGGTGCTGCACCTCTAGGCCCTACCGGTCCAACAGGACCTGCGGGACCAATTCAAGACATTATCCCAGTAATTGTTTCAGCGTTTGACCATGCCAATCATCAAGGACTTACAGTAACCTATGACGCAGAGTCTGAAGAAGTGCGTATCATTTCTGATGTTGCGTTTATTGAAGCAGTTGCTCTAGCAGGGCTATAAGGAGACATAGTGCCAATTAATCCCAGTTTTTCTGCTCTAGAAGCAGTCATTACTGCCAAGGTAGAGTCAGTAGCTACCAACATTGACAACAAAGACCTTCTAATTCAGATGAAGGCTCTTGAAGCTGCAGTAGCAAACCTAGCTTTAACTAAAGTTATTGCTGAGGGTACCTTCCAACAAGGTCAGGTAACCAGCACTGCAAATACTGCAATCTCAACACTGAATACTGGAGTAACTACTGCTCAAACAAATTTAAATAATATTGTTACTACAGCAACCTCAAACCTAAATACCGCGGCATCAAATGCCATTGATGACTTTAATGATGTAGCTACCCCAGTAATTGCAACCATCAACGATCTCCTTGCAGACCTTGGTGAGACAAATACTCAGGACATTATCGATCTGGTTACTGCGTCTTTGGGACAGATAACTACCGCTGCAAATACAGCTACAGGTCAGATAGCTTCAGCTCAAAGCGATGCCCTAACCATCATTGCCTCGACCGGAACCTCAGCCATAGGAAACATTACCGATACCCGAGACCTTGCCCTAGGAGCTTTAACCACCCAACAGACCTCATCTATTACGGCTATAAATACCGCTAGAGATGCGGCAGTTGCTGCGGTTAGTGCCTCCGGAGACGTAACCAATCAGATAAACTTCCTAAGAAATGACCGTTGGCTTGGTCTTAACATATTTGGGCCATCAACAGGCAATTAAGGGTTCAAATTGACAATTTTTACTTATACTAGCTTACTGGGTAAATCCCTCGAAGGAGAAAACTAATGCCATCCTACTCAGCGCTTAATACGCAAATCGATGCGGTCAAGGCAGAGATCACCACATCACTTGCTGCAAGCACTTATACTGCTCAAGACTTGGTTTATATTGCCAAGACACTTGAAACTCTTGGCAACCTACTTGGCATTAATGACCTAGTAGCAGCATCAGCCGATGCTCAAGATGCACTTAATGATCAACTCGAAGCAATTCTAGACGGAACTGCTCCGGCTAACGTAGGTAAGCTATACGTAGGCGCTGAAGCGCAGTCCTTTGAATTGTCAGCTGGTCTACAAGACCCTGCAGTTATTGCAAGTATTAATACTCCAGACTATGCACAGATTGCTTTCCAAAATAAGGGAAATGGTGCAAACTCTTCAACAGACTTTATTGCCTATTCAAATAACGGAACAGATGATTCTGGATATATTGATATGGGTATTACATCTGCAACATTTGCTGACCCAGACTTTACAATTACCGGACCTAACGATGGTTATATTTTCTTCGAAGCACCAAGAGTTTTAACCTCATCCGTAAATGGTAAGTCTCTAACAAATAACGTAGCAACACTTACTACACCTACAGCCCACGGATTCCGTGTTGGCATGCCTGTAGTTGTTACCGGCGTTGACGGTATCTTTAACGGAACTTACACAATTGCATCTATTCCAACAACTACTAGCTTTACATACGCTAAAACAAATGGTGACGTAACTTTCTTAGCGGTATCTCCGGCAGGAAACGCAGTTGCTGGAACCACTGGTAAGGGTAACCTAATATTTGCAACATCAGATAACGGTACTGAAAATAATATTATTTTTGCAGCTGGTGGTCTTGCATCTGACAATACTCAGATGGTTATCATTCCAGACCAAACTGTACACGTTGAGATCGCTACCCAATCTACTTCCACAACTACCGGTGCTCTTGTAGTAGCCGGAGGTATGGGTGTTACTGGTGACGTAAATATCGGTGGTGACGTAAACATCACGGGTACTATCTCCTTTACAGGCGGTGGAACAACAGTTGAAACTGCAAACATTTCTATCGTTGCACCTATGGTATTCACCGCACAGGACAATCCATCAAATCTGCTAGACTTTGCCCTTGTCGGAGAATACAATATTAGTGGATCTGATAAGTGGACTGCGGTCTCTAAGGATGCAGATACCGGTGTTTGGAACTTTGTATCTAATATTACAACAAAGCCAACAACCACTATTAACTACTCACAAGCAGGACTTGCTTATGACAAGATTAAAGTGGATCAAGTTGAGCTTGTTTCTGCCCCAGCAACAGCTACACAAGCTGCAAATAAGGGGTATGTAGACACTGCTCGTGCTCAAGAGCAGCTTGCAGCAGTTATGGGAATATTCTAACCGACGGGTAAGAACTAATAGTTACTTAGGAGGTAACAAATAAATGGCAAATACAGTAAAGAAGCTGTTCCGCGGCAACGTGGCAACATCTGCAGCAGATGTGTACACAGTGCCATCAGCTACTACTGCAGTAATCACCAATATCGTGCTAACAAACACCACTAGCAACGTATTGACTGGAACAGTAAAGCTATCTACACATGAAGTGCTCTCTGCAGTAACAGTTCCTGCAAACGGCATTTTTGCTCTAGACATTAAGCAGGTTATGGATGCATCTGAAACCGTAAACGCAGTTGGTTCTGCTGCAGGTCTAAAGCTTCACGTCTCAGGGATGGAGATTAACTAACAATGGGAGCTCTAGTCTATCCTTCAACATCTGGCCAAGGCGTAGGTGCATTAACCTATAGCTTTGCTGCCGCTCCTGGTGCTGAATACAACACCACTGAATTAAATGCTAACGGAATCTATGAGTTTCGTGCTCAAGAAGAGCCACTAACCGTAGCTATCTACGCTGTTGGTAATCTTACTTCTCCTATTGAGACAGTAGCTCTTGCTAAGAATAAAGCATTTACTCATAATGGAACCATTGCTCGTATCCGTATTTTGAGCTCATCTACTGGTGGAAACACTGCTGGTACTGGTTCAACACTTCTTATTATTAAGTACAGCTCTTCAACACCATCTCGTACAGGATCTGCAATCGATGGTCTTGGCGATGTTTACGCACACACTGAGAAGTCAACTGACTGGTTTGCTTACGAAGGTTACGGAATGAATACCAGCCGTAACCCAATGACAGCTCGTCTTGATGGAACTGGAAGCACTGCAGCTTGGGTGTGCTGGACATATAACTCAGCCGGAGATGGCGTATACCGTTTCCGTAACACCCCAAGTACAGGACAAGGAATTGGTACCTCCTCAACTACCTTCTCAGGTATTGCTGGAAACTTCTTCTTCAAGTCCATGTCCAATACGACAAATACTTGGACTCGTCTTGCAGACATTCCTCTACCTCCACAAGCTATTGAAAACGGAACTACATTTGCTGAGCAGCGTCTACGCCGTGCAGTAATGTGGGATACCGGAGATGACCTTATTGTTTGGTTCCGCTGCGTTGATAACAGAACCCAGACAATTAACTCTGTTCAATATACTTCAGTAGATACATACCTATACATCTATACAAAAGCTACTGATACTTGGACATTTGTTGGTGCGTGGAACCTTGGCGCAACAGGCTATAACTCATATGTTGATGGTCCTCAAATGTCGTTTACTCACGTTATAAATGGCGTTCGCTTCTGGTACAACTGGCAGCAAGAGCGTTCAAGTAACGGATTTATTCGTTATAACCTAGCAACAGGTGTTCGTGAAGCAATCACTTCAGCAGCTGATACTTGGCATGAAGGATCTTATGTAAATAACTACTTCCTTGCTAGCCCAACTCAAGGTATTGGTAACACTGATGGTGGTTCAACTGACTATCAGATTTACGACCCAACTAACAACGTATGGGCAAAGGTAACCCCCCCATCACGTCTAAATGAGGCATCAACTTGGTTCCGTGGCGGTCAGATTTTCCGTTACAACGCAACTTCGTTTGGTGTTATCGGTCGTCGTACATATACCACAGACAACACAGCTCCAGGAAACGGAGACCGCTATTGGGGACGCCGTCTATGGATCTATGACACCGCTACTCAGTCACTTGATCGTTGGTTAGATAAGTCCTTTGAAATGGAAGATTTCTACCCAGTAGCAATGCGTCCAGGACATGATACTTATGGTTCAACCTTTATTTGGCAGCCAGCAGGTTCTTCTTGGAATGGTCGTTTCTTCCGCTTCCGAAACAACTATGGTAGTTCAGCGCTATCTCGTCATAACCACGACTATGTAGACGTTACAAGGCCAAAGAAAGTAGATCTTATTGGAGCATATCGTCCTCGTGGCGAAATGTCTGTAGGTCTAAATACCGTTCTTGCATTTGGTTTACACAGAAACCCATTCGCTAGAGCTGTGATCTGGGCATCCTATGGTCAAAATACCTGGGATTCTGAAGTTCGTGGAGGACGTTCAGCTGGATCAACATATGACTCTACAGGTAGAAGCCGACATGGTTTTGAGAGCATGGGTGCAGAACTCATCTCTACAGCTGGAGAAATTTATCCAGTTCTAAATGATATGCAAATCATTCAATCTATTTACGACCCACAAATGCGTCGTTATTATGTAACTGGTTTTAGACCATCTCGTTTGGGATTTGTTTGGAACAACGGTAACTATCCATTCTCCACATTCAACCGCTCTCCATGGCGTCAAGTTTCAGCGTGGGTCGAAGAAGATACCGGAAGATTTGATTATCTAGATTACAACCAGGGTGGTGATGATACATCTGACGATACCTCTAGAACATGGGCGCAAGGTCAACCGTTCATTTCCTCAACTGAAAACCCAGGTGAAATCTCAATCTTCTCAAACGGCCGTGCATATCGTCCAGGAGTCCACTTCATTCGTCCATACGACTCTGATGTGTGGGAAGTTTATAATATCTGGAACCTCTTTAACTGGGAGTATGGATTTACACAACGCTTCGTAAGCTATAACTGGATCAGCTCACAGTGGCAAGGAGATGGCCGCGTACCTCAGACCTATACATTTACACATGACGCAATCTCTAATAACTTTGTGCAAGTTGTTAAGTTTGGAGCCGGTCGTCTAAGCCGTACAGGTATTCCAGAGGGAACAATATTCTGGGATGGACGTTCACTCCTTCAGTATAGCCAGGAATCTGGTGTAGCCCCATTTGCTGCTACACAAACCGGATGGCGTCGTTTGCATACAACCTCTAGCCCATATTGGTCTCAAGACACTACTATGAACCGTACACCTCACGTATGGTACGACGGTCGATATGCGATCTGCGAAAAGCCTGACAGCACAGGTTACTATGTCTTTGATATGGACAACCTTTCTGCAGAGCCTAAAGTAATTGTTTCTCATATCCCAATTAACTCTCGTCCTACCCCTAACTATCAGGGCGGTAACTCTGGAAGTATTGGTAGCTTCTGGTGGTACTTCTCCTATAATAAGGCTTGCCTCGGTGGCGTAGAAATCATCGCAGGTGGTTCTGAACAGGACAGCGTACGTACTTGGAGAAATCCAAACTACTACCTAGTAAGATCTAAGGAGGCATAACAAATGGCGTTTACAGTAGAAGTAGATAAGAAAGTAGCCACTATTCTTCGAGATGGTGGAGTGTTTCTTACTCAATCTTTTGATCCTCGTGAAGAGGGCAACACTCCGTTTGACTCAAATGCAGACGCTCAAGCATGGGCAGAAGCATTTGTTGCTCAAACAGAGGTTGAAGAAGCTGCAAAGGCTGCTGAAGAAGCGGAAAAGAAAGCCGCTTTTGAAGCAGAAGAAGCAGCTCTAAAGGCCGCTATTGAGGCACCTGCAGAAGAAGAATAATTAAATAGCTTGTAGAATAGGCGGGTCTATATGGCCCGCCTATTTTATTTGGAGTAACTATATGAAAGTACTAATATCTACTCAATCGCCAAATCCCCAGATATCTGCTTTTTTTGCAAAAAGCCTTGCTGAAACCTACGCTCTGGGAGAAAAAGAAGGTATTGAATTTAGATTTATGTGGTCTCCGGATGAGTTTAGTTTTCGAAACGAAGCGGCAGAAATTGTAATAGAAAAAAACTATGACGCCCTAATATTTATAAAGCCACATATTCAATGGGTAGCTACAGATTTAGTAGGGATAATTAAGGGCGAATCTTTAATTGAGGGCGTACCAACAAAACAATACTTTGCTCCAGAACAATTTTATAAAGCAGTATTAAATGACTCCCCTAATCAGGATTCAGATAGTCCTATAACTGCAAAGCTTATGGATCTAGATATGGTAGTAATTAAGAAAGAAGTATTTGATCGCATAAATGACTTTGTAATCAAGGCTAACTATCCAAAAGAAGACGGAATAATTGAACAAATACCTATTTATTTTTATTCGTCCACGGATGAAAATGGCCCTATGAGTCAAGACATTAACTTTTGTAAGGCTGCAGAAAAAGCAGAGATACCAATAGTTATAAATAAAGACATGGCTATATTTGAGCATGTATGGGTTCCATATAAAACATACATAGGCAACGATATTAGAAAAGACTTTATCAATAAGGGGTTTGAAGAAGTTGAGCAACTTTAAAAGTCAAGCCGGACAAGATCTATTTGCACTGTCTAAAAATGACTATAAAGTTGGTGGAACTTTTTTAGAGATAGGCGCCTATGACTCGGAAAGCATATCTAATACATATGTTTTAGAGGTAGAGTATGGCTGGACGGGGTTAGCTATAGAGATAATTCCAGAAAGAGCAAAGCAGTACATCAGTAAACGGTCCTCCCCATGCATAGTAGCCGACGCAACAAAACTAGACTATAAAAAGCTTTTAATGGGGCACGAATTGCCCCAGACCATAGATTATTTATCTCTAGATATAGAGCCTGCTACACAGACCCTAGAAGCTTTAGAAAAAATATTAGAATCTGGCTATGAATTTAAAACAATAACTTTTGAGCATGACTTGTACGTAAGCAAAGACAACCTTATTATAAAAAATAAACAAAAAGAGATTCTTTTAGATAAAGGATATGTCTTGTATAAAGAAAACGTGTGCTCTCAAAATAACCCTAGGTTTCCTTTTGAAGATTGGTGGGTAAAATGATTTACATATCACTTGCAGCATACAGAGACCCATTGCTTCAATCCACTATAGACCACGCATTTAAAATGGCAGAAAGACCAGAGGAGATCAGGGTTGGATGCTATATAACTGTTCTTCCAAATACTTCGGGGGAAGAGGATAAGTATGGGATAAAAAATAACCATGGTGGAAAAGTAATGTCTACAATAGACTTTGCTGGAGAATGGTTTAGTGTATGTAAGGCTAGGAACTTAGCTAATCAGTGGCTTACTGAGGAGTACGATTATGTACTACAGATTGATTCTCACACAAGATTTGAGCCTAATTGGGATACTTGGTTAACAGAGCAACATAAGAAAATAGATTATCCAAAAGCAATAATTGCTGGTTATCCAAAACCTTGGTGGCCAAAAGGTAGCCCTGAACAATCTTATAACTTAGAGGATGGATCCTACGGAATGAAGGATCACTATAATGATACGTTTTTTGAGCAGACTAGCTTTAATGTATTTGGCTCTAAGGGGGAATTTTTAAACGGATATGAATTAAAGCCAGTACATTACTATGTTAAAAAACAAGTAAAAGAAGATTCGGATAGAGGATGGTACACGTCTGGTTGCTTCTTTTTTGCTCCAGCAAAATATGCTATAGACCTTCCACAGCCCGAATGGATTGTTTTTTGGGGTGAAGAAGTCTATAACAGTATGCGTGCATTCACTCATGGGTGGAACGTATACATACCTATAAAAGTACCCATACATCACTTATTTCCAGGATACGAAGTTATTCAAAAATCTAATGTTCCTAAATTAGCTATGAATAAGCCAAGTCAAGATTTTCCAGAAGAATGGAAAAAAGAAAAAATGGCTGGAACAGATCGATGTATAGACGCCATTGCTGCTGGAACTATTGGGCCTGAGCATTTTGGTACTGAACGGCCTATTTCTGAGCTCTATGAATACCTAGGATATGACCTATCTGAGATGTTTCCTAAGTGGCGAGAAGAATATTGGCAAAGACACGGTAAATAAAGCGCCTTATACTGTCATACTATGCCTATAGATTTTCCAGATACCCCCACGCTCAATCAACAGTTCACTGTTGGTGAGACTACTTGGTATTGGAATGGATCAGTTTGGCGCCTTTTAGTATCTGAAGGTGTGCAAGGAGATTTAGGACCTACAGGACCTATTGGACCAACAGGTCCTACCGGTCCCGGCATAACCGGTCCTACGGGCCCTACAGGGCCTGGAATAACCGGCCCAACAGGACCTACTGGACCAGTGTCTACAACTCCTGGACCTCTAGGGCCTACTGGACCTACTGGACCAGAAAACGACAACGTAGATGGTGGCGTTCCAAACTCGGTATACGGCGGCGGCATTACTCTCAACGGCGGAAATGTGCAAGGAGTTTAAATGGCAGTAAAGATTCAGTTTAGACGAGGCACTGCTTCTGAATGGAACTTGGCAAACCCAATTCTTTCTCAAGGTGAAGCAGGATTTGAAACAGACACTGGACGTTTCAAAGTAGGTAACGGTTTAACTCCTTGGAACTCATTAGTTTATTCCTCAGGTGTTACTGGACCAACAGGACCTACACCTACAGTTACAGTTGGTACAACTACAACTTTAAATCCTGGAGTAAACGCCTCGGTTGCAAATAGCGGAACAGCAACTGCCGCAGTTTTAAATTTTGGTATTCCTCAGGGAGCTACAGGCCCACAAGGAATACAAGGACCCACTGGTCCTACAGGTCCAACTGGAGCTCAAGGCATTACTGGTCCAACCGGTGCTGCATCACAAGTTACTGGACCTACCGGACCTACAGGCCCAACCGGTGCACAGGGAGTAACTGGCCCTACTGGAGCCGCATCAACTGTAACCGGTCCAACAGGACCGACTGGTGCACAGGGACCACAAGGTGTTCCTATTACACTTGTTGGTAGCGTAGCTGATGTTGCAAGTCTTCCATCCACAGGAAACGATATTAATGACGCATACATTGTGGATGCCGATGGAGACGTATACGTTTGGGATGGAACACAGTGGTATAGCGCAGGACAGATTGTTGGCGCAACCGGCCCAACTGGACCAGATGGCGCAGATGGCGCAGATGGCGCAGACGGTGCTCAAGGTCCTACCGGTCCACAGGGAGATTTAGGCCCTACCGGTCCATCTGGAGTTATTTCAGTAACTGGTCCAGTAACAAATACTGGAACCCCTACAGCTGCAGTACTCGGTCTAGATCAATCGCTACTATCTATATCTAACACACAAGTAACTGGTCTTGGAACCGCTTCCACAAAAAACATACCTGTTACAGGAAATGCTTCAAATACTGAGGTTGTATACGGAACCGATACTCGCCTATCAGACACCCGCACCCCTACTGACGGCACCGTAACAACAGCAAAGATTGTTGATTCTAATGTTACTGAGGACAAATTAGCAACAAATTCAGTTACTACTAGTAAGATTGTAGATCTAAACGTAACAACTGCCAAGTTAGCTGATCTTAATGTCACTACTGGTAAGATTGCTGATCTAAATGTCACCACTGCAAAGCTTGCAGATGCAAGCGTTACTTTGGCAAAGCTTAACTCAAATGCCTTTACAAATCTTGCAGGAAACCTAAATCAAAGCCTATCTATAGTAGATGTTGCCCCAAGATACGGAAACACTACGGGAACAATGTCTAGCGGAACTGTTTACTTCTCAATGTTTACCCCAATGTGGGCAGCCACTATAAGCTCAATAAGTGTGGTTTCCGGAACAACTCAGGCAACTGGAGCAACGCTAGTACGTTTTGGTTTATATACGGTTGTAAATGACACAGCAACACTTGTAGCCCAAACAGCTTCAGATACAACAATCTTTAGTTCAACTAACACGCTATATAACAGGGTGTTTAGTACAGTTGGCGGTCTTCCAGCAACCTATACGCTTCAAGCAGGAACTCGATACGCTATTGGAATCATTATAGTAGCAACTACGCCTGGAAACGTGTACACAGCTTTTGGTCCAAACCCATCTGCAATCAGTACACTATCACCAAGAATTACTGGAGCAGTGGCTCTGCAGTCAGACCTACCGGCATCAGTAGCATCGTTTGCATCAACTACCGTTGGACCTTGGGGAAGACTATCATGACAACTAAAGTAAGCTTAGGAATAGACCCTGCCACAGGCGCAGAAAAATTCGAAGTACGAGACGACGAGGGAACAGTAATAGGTTACGACCTAGTATTCCCTGAAGAATAACGGCCATCGGAGGGCCAATGAAAATAGCTGTATACACGATTGCATTAAACGAAGAGCAGTTTGTAGAAAAATGGTATCAGTCAGCAAAAGAAGCTGACTATCTACTAATTGCAGATACTGGCTCTACTGACCTAACTAAAAAATATGCCAGGAACTACGGCATAAATGTCATTGACATCTCTGTAAAACCTTGGCGTTTTGATGATGCTCGTAACGCTGCCCTTGCAGCTTTACCCAACGACATTGATATATGTATAGCCTTGGATATGGACGAAGTTCTAGTGCCTGGATGGCGTTGGCACCTAGACCGAATGTCAAAAGATACTACCCGTCCAAGATACAAGTACACGTGGAATTGGAATGAAGACGGAACTCCAGGCCTTCAGTACGGTGGAGATAAGATACATGCTCGTCACGGCTATCGGTGGAAACACCCAGTTCATGAAGTATTAACTACCGACCGTATAGATGAGATTCAAACCTGGATAGGTTTAGAGATTCACCACCATGCGGACAACTCAAAGCCTAGATCTCAATATATGCCCCTTCTTGCACAGTCTGTAAAAGAAGACCCGTATGACGATAGAAATGCCTTTTACTACGCTAGAGAATTATTCTTCTATGGACAATTTGATGCGGCCATTGAAGAATTTAAACGTCACCTATCTTTACCAAAAGCGGTATGGAAACCAGAACGAGCAGCATCTATGAGGTATATATCTAAACTTATGAAAGAATTTACAGAAAAAGAAGCTTGGCTTAAGAAGGCAGTTAATGAGGCTCCCGATAGAAGAGAGCCCTATGTAGAACTAGCAAAGCTGTACTATGAAAATAACCGTTGGTTTGACTGTCTAGATGCCGCAGAAAACGCACTTGAAATTACTGAAAAGCCCCTAGAGTATTTATGTGAGGAGTTTGCCTGGGGTTCTGCGCCCTGGGACTATGCGGCTATAGCGGCCCATAACCTAGGTTTATCGGATAAAGCCATTCAATACGGCACTAAGGCCGTAGAATTAAACCCGAATGATCAACGCCTAATAACAAACTTGGCTTTCTACACTAAGGAGCACCCTCTTGGCGACAATATATAAAGTCCTGGGTCAGCTGGCTGCAGCTGCATCTAATGCTGGAGAAACCCTATATGCAGTTCCTTCTGGATCCTCAGCCGTAGTATCTAGCATCACAGTCTGTAATCGCGGCACAGCCGCAGCAACCTATAGAATTGCTATACGAAAAGCTGCTGCCCCATTAGCTAATAACCAGTATCTTGTTTACGACACAAACATTCCTGGTAATACTACGACTAGCTACACCCTTGGAGTTACT